GAACTCGCCGGAACTACAGTTACTCTTAACTCATCTGGTGGTGTTACATTAGATGCTGACGGCGGCACAATCACATTCGCAGATGGCGGTTCATCACTTGGTACTATTACATCAAGTGGTTACTCTGGAACATCTGCTGTTGCAACTACTGTAACAGTAACAGACAATGAGTCTACAAATGAGAATAATGTTCTTACATTTGTTGCTGGAGCAGATGCAGATGGTGGTAATGTAGGGCTAGAATCAGATGGTAACTTAACATATAACCCAAGTACAGGAACACTATCGGCCACAAACCTTGTTGTTTCTGGAACGCAAACGATTACAAACTCTGTAACAATGAACGCCAATAACGCTGTTGTGTTTGAAGGTGCAACGGCAGACGACCACGAAACAACATTAACATCTATTGATGCGACAGGCGACAGAACAATTTCTTTGCCTAATGTTTCAGGCACTTTACCTGTTCTTGCGGCTGCTTCTGCTACTGCAATTACAGCAACACCTGCTGAAATCAATCTAATAGACGGCGGAACATCAAGAGGAACAACTGCTGTTGCTTCTGGCGACGGTATTCTAACAAATGATGGTGGTACAATGCGTATGACCAATGTTGATACTTTCGATACTTATTTTGCCGCTACAACGAAAACATTAACAAACAAGACATTAACAACGCCTGTGATAGACACGATTACAAGAACGGGTGATTTTACAATTGATGCTTCTGGAGATATTATTTTAGATGCTGATGGCGCTGAAATAAAATTGAAAGATGGCGGAACACAGTTTGGTACTCTTTATCAAGATAATTATTGTTTAGCAATTGATAATCCCATTCAAGATTACGACATCAAGTTTAAAGGTAATGATGGTGGTTCTGGTATCACGGCACTTACACTAGATATGTCTGAGGCGGGTGCTGCTACATTTAACTCAAATGCCTATTTCCCAGATAATGGTAATATTATGATGGGCGCTGCTCAGGACCTTAAACTATATCACGATGGTTCAAACAGTATTGTTCGAGATTCAGGCACAGGAAGTTTATTTCTTTCAGGTTCAGCCGTTGCAATAAAGAATGCTGCTGTGGATGAAAATATGATTGTCTGTACTCAAGACGGTGCTGTTCAACTTTATTATAACAATGTTAATAAATATGAAACAACTTCAGGTGGTGGACAAGTTAATGGTGACTTATATGCAACTGGTGGAAACATTGGATTAGATTCAGGAGATAAACTTGAATTTTCTAACAATGCACATATAAGTTTTGTTGTTAATGGTGGCGAAGAAGCTCGACTTGAAGCTGATGGTGACTTACATGTTGATGGTGATGTTGTTGCTTTCTCAACAACGATTTCTGATGAAAGATTAAAAGAAAACATACAACCTATTGGCGATGCATTATCTAAAGTTAGTCAGCTTAATGGTGTTACATTCACATATAAGGCAGATGGTAAAGAGTCTGCTGGACTTATTGCACAAGATGTCGAAAAAGTATTACCTTCTGCAATAACAGAAAAAGAGTTACCTTTGAAGATAGATGACGGAAACGAATATAAAGTTCTACAGTATGACCAAACAATCGGTCTATTAGTAGAGGCAATCAAAGAATTAAAAGCAGAAATAGACGAACTAAAAGGAGAATAATATATGGCAATGCAATCAAGCGGACAAATAGAGATTAGTGAACTCGTTGCTGAATTTGGCGGTTCTGAACCTCATCAACTAAGTGAATATTATGGTGGTGGTGATAATGTGCCACAAGGAGCTAATCCCCAATGCCCAACTTCTGGTGAAATACAGATGTCTGATTATTATGACGCTGTAGCAGCAACTGTAATAACTTGTGGTAGTAATACAAACAACTACAACATTAAAACTGCTGTACAAAATGCTGGCGGTGACCAAAATACACCAGTTATACTGACTATTAGTAGTGGTGTAACAGTAGGTTCTACATCAACCAGCACTCCTGCAATGAAAACAGATACAGGTTGGGGCTCAGGAGTAACTATTAACATTACTAATAATGGCTCGATTGTAGGCGCTTCAGGCTCTAACACATCAGCTAGTCCAGGTTCAGGTGGAGGCGGTGGTGGTACAGGCGGTTCAGGAACATCACAAGCAGTCGGCACATCTGGTGGTACAGGAAACGCAGGTTCAGGAACAGCAGATTCTGCTAATAATGGCGGTAACGCTTTTGAACATTCACAAACTGCTGACAATAATTTATCCGTAATTTTCGACACAGCTGGTACACGAACTGGGGGTGCTGCAGGAACTAAAACTATTACTGGAAACGGTGGTGGCGGAGGCGGCGGCGGACGCTCAGCATGGTGGCAGAATGCCGGCGGCGGTGGCGGTGGTGGTGCAGCTGGTGGCGGAGGCGGTGGCGGCCGCACTTCTGGTTCATCTGGTGGTGCAAACTCAGGCGGCGGCGGTGGCGCTGGTGCTCCAGGCGGTGGATGGAGTGGTGCAAACTGTGCCGGATATAATGGTCACGGCGGCAATGGCGGCTCTGGGGGCAGTCTTGGTGCTAGTGGTTCTGGTGGTGCAGGCGGCGGCCCTCGAACAAATAATTGCCACGGCGGTCAAGGTGGTCCAGGTGGCGGCTCAGGCGGCTCAGCTGGCTCAAATGGTACTGCCAGTGGTTCAGCGGGTTCTGCTTTAGCGGGCAATACAGGCCAAATTTCATAAAATAAAGGAGAGATAGACAATGGCGATAACATTAAAAGCAAGACGCTCTTCAGGGGACCAGTACACGAATGAAGATAATATAGAGCTTGTATTTGATTACTCTGGTGAAGGAAAGATGCATGAAGCATTTGTTACCATCGAACAGGTATCAGGTGTAACAGCAACTCATGGTGGTGGAGCTCCAGCAGGAGAATGGTTACACTACAAGGCATACGATTTACACGCAGATGATGCTGGTTATATAGATTATACAAACACAAATGTACAGGTACATCAAAAAACAAAGGGTACATCAGTCATTAAAGTAAAGTGTAAATACATTACAAAAGCACAACATGACGCCTTTAAAACAGCACTTGATGATTGGAATGAAGAATATCTGGTTGAAACAGTTTTAAAAGACGGAACATCAATGTTTACACAACCGGATGCTGATGCTCCTGAACAACCAGCATCGACCTTTACTACTTTGACTACGGGTAATATTACATTAACATGGGGAGATGATTCTTTTGTATAATGCACAAAATTATTGATGAATTTAAGATGCTGTCTAGCGCTGAAGAAGCGGCCGCTAGACTAGAAATATGTAAGGCATGTGAGCACATGGAAATGAGAATAGGACAAGAAATTTGTCGTGAATGTCTTTGTGTGCTTAGATGGAAGGCAAGAGCAAAACCAGCACAATGTCCGTTAGGAAAATGGTAAGATAATCTCTACAATATCCGTATCTATTTGATGATATAAATAAGGATATAATATAATGAGGAGTGATAATGAATACAGATAGTATTGGAATTAAAACTATGAGTTTTAAGTTCCCAGAAGTGAATTGTCGGGAGATGATAGAAATATTTGAAGCCGCAATGCTCACAGAACCAGCTACAGCGCACGAATCAATTCCAAACAAACCCAATGCAATGGCTAGAAATGATTTTTATCATATTCTAGATGTATTTGAGCCCAAACACGCTATATTAGTAAACGAATATCTTGACAAAGCGTTTCAAGAATACTCTGATACTTTTCCAATTCTTAGAGAAGAAAACATATATAGTATTAAACAGAAAATTCAAAAGACTCCTGTAGGTGGAGGCTTTCACAGATGGCATTGTGATAATTTAAGTCCTACAACTTCACGCAGAATACTAGTATGGATGATTTATTTGAATACTGTAGATGAAGGCGGAGAAACAGAATTTTTGTATCAAAGTGAAAGAACTAAACCAGAACAAGGAAAAATAGTTTTAGCGCCTGCTGATTTTATGCACACACATAGAGGCAATCCGCCAATCTCAAACGACAAATACATTATTACAGGGTTCTTTAATATCAGTACGCATGGCGAAGATATAGATATGTTACTAGTATGAACGAAATCTTATTAACTAAAGTAGAAACGCACAATGTTATTAAAGATACATTGCTTGATTTAATTAATTCTCAACCTAGTGGGCCAAATGATAATACAAACGATAAAGTAAGTAGATTAGATTGGTATCAATCAGAAGATTTTACTAGAAAGTGGGTTCAATATTTTATGCCACATTTTAACAAAACTTATCAATCGCTTGTGGATAAGCTTGGTTATAAAACTTTTGATGTAAGAGGAATTTGGTATCAACAATATGAACACAATGATGTACATGAATGGCATTTGCACAGCGACAACTATACTGGATTGTATTACTTAGAAATGCCTAATCCTGTCGAAACACAAATTTATAGCAATGACGAAATAATAGATTTGCCAGTATCAGAAGGCGATTTGGTTATATTTCCTGGTTATAGAATACATAAAGCGCCGACTAATGTAGCAAAAACACGAAAGACAATTATATCTTTTAATGTTAATTTCGAAGGCATACAAGAAAAACTTCTTACAAAAATTAAAAAATTAGAAGATGAGCGTAAATAGTATTTGTATTGTCGGCGGTGGCTCAAGTGGGTGGATGATGGCTGTAGCTTTAAACAAACAATTGCCACATATTAAAGTTACATTAGTTGAATCACCTAATGTGCCAGTTATAGGCGTAGGTGAATCAACAATACCATTTACAACTGCATTTATTAAAGATACTCTAGGCTTTAAAGAAAAAGAGTGGATGCCCTTTTGTGATGCTACATACAAAGCGGCTATTAAATTTAACAATTTTACTTCTGAAAAAAGTATCTGTTATCATCCTTTTTGGACAAGAGAAGAACAAGATTTAAACCCTTATGACTGGGCAATTAAACAAGAACTTACAAATTTAGACAAGCCTGACACAGATGATTATTACGGCACAAACTTTATTGGTTATCATATGGGCGAGAACAATAAGTTTGATTGTTTGCCAGACGAAGGATTTTCTTATGCTCATCATATAGATGCAATTAAATTTGGACAATATTGCAAAACTAAATTTAAAGGTACACACATACTTGCTAATGTAGACCATGTAAAAGTTGATGGTTCTACAATTGTTTCAGTAACTACAGACAAAGGGTTAATAGAAGCTGATATGTTTATAGACTGTACTGGATTGAAGTGCCTGTTGATTGATGGCGCTTTGAAAGAACCATTTGAGTCAATAAATGATACTTTATTAAATGATACTGCTATTACTTGTCGTATGCCTTATGTCAATAAGTCTAAAGAATTAGAGCCATTTACAGACTGTACTGCGCTTTCATCAGGCTGGGTGTGGAACGCACCTTTATGGTCACGGATGGGCACAGGATATGTATTTAGTAGTAGATTTCAGTCGCAAGAAGATGCACAGAAAGAATTTAAAAACTATTTAGTTAAACGCTTTGATAAAAAACGAGTTGACAATGCAGAGTTTAATGTTGTTCAGTTTAAGACAGGAAAGTACAAACGAGGATGGGTAGGCAATTGTCTTGCACTCACTTTAGCTTCAGGATTTATAGAGCCTTTAGAATCAACTGGTCTTGCTATAACTGGATATCAAATAGAAGAATTCATTAAACAAATCAAAACTTCTAATAATTCAGCTTTCGTCAGAGCTTCTTACAATAAAAAACTAGATGAAATATTTAAAGATACACACAATTTTGTGTTGTTACATTATGTAAATACTACTAGAGATGATAGTCCATATTGGAAATACATACAAAATAACATTAAAATTACTGACGACTTTGTTGATTATAGTACAAATATTAGAAGTGATTGGTTTGATATAAAATCTAAAGACTGTATTTTGATAGGAATGAACTACCCAGTAAAAAATTTAATGTGGAGAGATGTAGAATTAAATCAGTACACCAAATCTCAACATAAAGAAATATTAAAAGAGCTTAGTTATTTAAAAAATAGAAAAGCGTATTATATAGAGAAAACTGAAGAAATGTCATTGGTGACTGATTACTTAGAAAAAAACATATACTCAACATTATGAATAAAGAGAATGGTTAATATTATAAATATAAGTAAATCACTAAATTTATAGGAAATTTGAATGGCAACGATACAAAATCTTACAATCGACCAAGATGCTGATTTCACACAGACATTAACCATTAAAGATTCTACTGGAACTGTTGTCGATATATCAGGACAAACAGTTACAAGTAAACTGAGAAAGACTCATCTATCATCAAGTGCTACAGCATTTACTACTGCAATTGTAAGTGGTACTGACGGCACATGTTCAATTACACTCACAGATACAGTAACAGCTTCTCTTACTGAAGGACGGTATGTGTGGGATTTAACAACAACCACTAGTGGTGGGTTAATTACTAGACGAATTGAAGGAAGAGTTACAGTAACGCCTAGTGTAACAAGATAAATATATGAGTAAGAACTACAAAGGTTGGTCGCCACATCTAGTATCTAGATTTGAAGAAAACAAAAAGGAACTAGAGATAGATATAGACCCAGATATAGAGAAAGAAATTGCTCAGTTACAAGAGGCAAAATTCTCTGAAAAGATTAAAGAAATAAAACTTGTTGACAAGAAAGAAGAACAGAAAGTCGAACTTGCAGATGAACTTGGAAGTTTTTTCGGTGCCATCAGTAAGGCAAAGACAGACTTAAGCGAAAAGATTAAGAAAGAGGAAGTCAAAATTGAAGGGTTAGAAGAACTGTTCAAAGAAATGGCGGCCGCAAAGAAGAAAAAGAAAGTAGAAAAGAAAGTATTATTAGTAGAACCAGAGAAAGCTCCTACAAGGTCTCCTGAAGAAGATGAAGGCTATGTAGAAGAATATAAAGCAGAAGAAATAGTTTCTGAATTAGAAGAACTGGCAGTATTAGAAGAAGAAGTTTCAACTAAAACTGTAGATAAGATGATTGATAAAGTTAAGAAGCAAATTTCTAGTATGAAAAATGCTAACGAACTTGATAAAGAAAGAATTAAACAATTATCAGACCTTGACACTTGGGAGAAACTTAAAGAAGAATTTTTAAATTTCAAACATGTAGTCAATGTTCAGTTAGGAACAGTAGGCGGTGGAGGTTTAGACCCTCACAACATTTATTCAGACTTTTTGCCAGCGCAAACTAATACTTACAATTTAGGTAGTGCGAATAGACGATGGAAAGATATATTTCTTTCTTCTAACTCTATTAACTTAGATGGTGCGACAATTTCTTCAGATGGTACAGGTGCAATTGCGATTGCAGCCTCTGGTGCTACATTACCATCAGGTTCTAAAACAGCAGATGGTAATGCCCTTGCAGTTATGAGTGCTGACTCAACTGGTACGATTTCTAAACCAATTCGTAGAGTTGATTTCTTTAGTGCAAGTGGAGGACTAAGTACTGCTAATGCTACATTTGAATTTAGTGCAGAAGTGCAAGACAGATATGCATTTACCGATAGTAATACTTTTCAATTGGCAAACGGAAGTAATTTAACAGATTCAGGAATAACATTGTTCCAATTATAGGAAGATTATGAGTGCAAAAACACCAATAAGAACAGTTTTTAATGCAAGTGATGTTGCAACAGGATTAGCAGAATATCAATCAGGCGAATTTATACCCCTATCACACGGTGGTATTGGCGCCGCTCTTTCGATAGGCACCGCAGGACAAATATTAAAAGTCAATTCTGGCGCAAGTGCATTAGAATTCGGTGATGTTACTGCAATTGTTAATATTGATGCGGCTACTGACGGTTCTAGTGCTACCTTGGCGGCATCTGATAAGTTTCTTTTCTCAGATGGTGGTACAGAGAAATACTTACTCGCATCACAGATAGACACTTATGTTTCAGGCACATCATCAACACTTACAAATAAAACATTAACTGCACCGACAATTAATGGTGTTGTTGGCGGAACTACAACTTCACAAACAATCAGTACATTAACAACAGGTACAATTTCTGGTAGTAGTTTAACTTTAGATTCGGCTGCAGATATTATATTAGATGCTGGTGGTGCTGATGTTTTATTAAAAGATGATGGTACTACTTATGGTTCATTAACAAATTCAAGTGGTGACCTAATTATTAAATCAGGCAGTACTACTGCAATAACAATGAGTGGTGCTAATGTTACTGTTGCTGGCGACTTAACTGTTTCTGGTACAACAACTACAGTTGACTCATCAACAATTAATATTCAAAATGCTTTTG